GACCACACCGTTCCTGATCGTGTCCAATACTCAAGCCTATTGGCTACGCCGCCATTTTGATTACCATGAACCAAAAGCTTTTCGCCCGCAGCATCCATAGAGATACCATTGCCGAACTGCCCGAAACCAGTACCGGGTGTAGGCGTGTCGATGTACTGCTCAAGCGCCCACGTCACACCAGTGCGCTTGTACACATACGCCCTGCCGGTAGCTGTTCCGGGACCGTTATAACCGCCGTTGCCAAACGCCACACGATCACCGGTCGCATCCAACCTAAAGTAACTTGAGCAAGTATCTGCAAATGTTGCTTCTCTTAATTCATTATCTATGTTTCTTATAACATGCAGCTGGCCTGATGCCCCATCTCTAACGACCATACGCGAACCGTCATCTGTGCCTCGCGCGTTTGTGCCATAAAGGCCGCTGGTGATTGGCGTAGCCTCACTGATAACATTAGTCTCTGTGTATCCCCAACCGCCAATTTTTGAGAACAGGGAATGGTCTTGCGCGGCCAGCTGAGGTGTTTCGTCTTTCGGCAAATACTGGAAACGATGAGCCGATGCCGATGCTTCTATATTCCTAACAATGCCCGCGCCGTACTGACTGCGGTTAGGTACGGCATCCCCAAAAGGCCAAGCGCCGAATTGTATGTATTTGTAGATGCCCGCGTTTGCCGGCCAGTCTGCATAATCAACCTCGGTGGCACCGGCGGGTATTGTGTACGTTCCATACTTCGCGGTAAAACGAACGGTTGATATATCAGGAGGCGTAGTGGGCCCATCAGAAAGCACGACAAGAACACCGGGTGCGCCGGGTGCTCCCGCGCCGGCATAAAACTTGTTTCCCGAGACTGTGTAAGAAGCACCAATGGTCGAATCGCCACCAGACAAATTAATATTACCTGAGCCACTAAATGACATTCCGCGGGCAATGATCAACAAGCCAGCGCCGCCGTTTCCACCGACACCGCCGTTGGCCAATAAGTACTTCTGATAAGAACTTGGGTTATAGCTATGGATGAAAGGGACGCCGCTTATGCCCGACTGTCCTCGTAAATCTTTTGGGTAACCCATAACAACATTAGTTTGCTGATCATTGTCTAGGCTAAAGAAAGGCACCGAGGACATAACAAAAGGATCTGCTTGTACTATCGGGACACCCCATTGCGTCTCAACTGTTCCGTACTTGTAGAAAGCATCGGGCATGGTCACGTAGGCATCAGCCGTAGGCAATGCGGCACCGAAAGTTGTCCACGACCCAAAACCGGCGGGCGGTATTGTTGTCCCGTAATAACCATCTTCGCCATTATGATAATCAGGAATCCCGTGTTCTTCGTAAAGGTCGGTAACTATGTGTGTTGTAGATCCATTTTTAAATAAGGTAGTGGCAGCACCACCAACCGTGCCGCCGCCGATACCAGTAATGCTACCGTTGTTTTCTAACGCGCCCATGATCCTAAGCTGGACATTTTGAGTCGTATTAATTACAACGCCGGCATCTATGATCAGGTCGCCCACGTAATAATAAATAGCCGTGGCATCATCAACGTCAGTGGCATGACCCGTTAGCGTTCCGCCAACCGTCACATGCCCACCAACAATTGTGAGCACAGTTGATAACTCAGTGCCGGCTTGCGAGTAAAAAGAATCGAGCAATACGGATGATACCGAACTCGTTATTGATCCTGCTTTGTTGGCCGAACCGAATAGCTTAACGGACATGGCGCCGGTCGTCCAATTGGTAGTTACTTGTTGTACTTCAAAAGCACGGTTTAATGTGAGGCCGGTATTCATGTCTCTTATTTGATCAAGGATAACTCGTACCACGTCGCCAACTTCTAAAACAGCTTTGCCGGGCAAAAGTCCCAGTGTCAATAGTAACGGCGGTGAATTGTACCTATCCCGAAGAACATCAAAATAGGCTTGCAATGATCGGTCGGTATGAATACCAGTGTGTACGCCTCTAAACTTAAATTCTTTTGTGGGTGCTTCGCCATGCGCCGAGATCGAATCCGCGTCTAAGAAAACACTCTTTTTAGTGAACGTTTCTTTCTGATCGCTGTAGTTCCAATCGACTCGGATATCATTGATTACTTGGCGCATGTCGTGAGTCAGGGCGCCGTAGGACACGATGTTGCTTTCGTCTAATACATCGACATACCCCGCGTCCGACAAAACGCCTGACAAGCGACGTAGACCTACCGCACCGTCTGAATAGATAGGCATGAAACAGCCCATCCACAACAGCATTTCTTTCTCAATATATTTTTTGCCTTCTTGTGTACCGGGATTCTCAATCCGCATAGGCTTACCGGCGCCGGTTGTAATATCCCACAAATCAACCCCAATGCTTTTAAAATCGTCGAGTCGAGCAAACTTCTGGTTAATACCCAAATGCCAGTGGATGGGAAGTGTGCCGTCATCAAAAACGCCTGTCTGCAAAGCATAGATGACTTTAGGCGCCGCGCCCTCGAAATAAATATGTTCTGTAACTTGCGGGCGGCGATTTTCTTCGGTGTCGGAAGCCACCGTATGTTCCGCCGCTGCCGTATTCAATGCGCCGCGTTGCAAAGCAGTAACGTACCAACCAATGATTGCATCAAAACGGATGGTCCCATCGTGGCAGATAACTTCGTCTTCTAATTTCACGTACCCAACAGTTTCGCCGGGACGAGTAGTCCATTCCGAGCTGTGAGTTATTGCGGGAAACAAACCAACGGTGTCTGTTATTACTGGTAGCAAAGTATCGAAGGCGCCAACGGATGCAGACAAGTTTGTTTCCGCCGGGGTGAATATTTTACTTTTCTGAGCACGTTGTATGTCAGACAAAGAAAGAGTGTAAATACCGTTTTGATAAGAAACAGTATCTACTAAATAGGTTAGTCGTAAATCATAAGAAGAGAACGGCATATCATTATAACCAACGTATATCCGAACGGTCTTGCCGCGTAAGCCATCGCCGGCTACTAACTTTGTGGCCATCTTAGCGGTGATAGCGTTAGTTGTTTCTGGTATCGCTGCTGCTTCCGTTTTTTCATAAGTTAATGGTGCGCCACCCTCTACTAATTGCCCGCCCCACGCATAAAACGTAAAGCCAGCAACAGGGATAGTCGAATCAGGGAGGATATAATAATCAAGAAAATCTCTCGATGCACCGGTGGTTCCGGCCAAAGTATCTATTCTAACCCATTCATCGAAAATAGTGATGGTTATCTGATTTGTGCTTTCTGCATCTTGAAAATCACACACAAAATCAACACTGGTTATGCTTTGTCCTGATGGTATGTAGACATACATTGATGGCGAATGTTGGCCTGTTACATCAAGATTTATTGCCCTGGCAAATAATACGGATGGCGTTGCTGTTGCCACAAATTTATCTGCCGTGAGTGTATTGGCAGGGGATATTAACTGATCAGATGTGACCGTAAAAAGATCATTGGCGCCGCCATTATATAGCGGCTGATACCAACCATCGTTTAAAAATTCTTCCGAGTGTTTTAGTAAATTTTGACTAATAGTGACATCTGACAATAAGAGTTTAACCGATCCCACAGTACTAGTCGCAATGTCTGGATTGATCTTTTGAGTTTGGCCTGAGATTTTCAACACAGTATCCGATATCTCATCCACGCCAGCTAAATCCATTACCACTTGGTCGCTGGATTTAAAATAAGTAAAATCGGTATCTGCAACATCCCACGAAACTTGGGCAACAAAACGAGGTTCTTTAGTGCTCGCGTTCTCTGCGTCTTTTAGATATCCTTCGTAGGTTTTCATACCACAGTTCTCGTAGACATTGAAACAGAATACCAAGGCGTTGCGCCGTGTGTTAATCGGGCAATTTTAAATGCCTTGTCCACGCTAACAATAGCAATAGGATCGACGGGCACCGCTATCGTTCCAAAAGCATCAAAAGTAAATCCTTCGCCCGCGGCTATCGAGTATAAAAATTCCCGCATACTATCGTCTGTTGTTGTCGGCCAAGCTATAGTGTACTTGGTTGCTTCGGATGATCGTTGCAATACAGTCTCTGTATTACCGCCTAGGGAAATGTGTGAGGCCTTAGGCACGTCGATAGTAACAGCATGGGCGCGGATGTCCACGTCGAAGCTGTACTCGGTACCTGCAACGTGTCCTGAAACGAGGGGCGCTCTTGCATTAGCGGTGTAAGTAATCGAGGCCATTAGGTGAGCTCCTGCGCTTGACGTGAGTCATTGCTAAACAGAATTATGTCTTTATCATTAGCGGCATCTTGTATCGCTGGAATAACAAGGTCTTGCATTATCTCGTCTGTTATAACGCCATTAACATTAATAGTAATCGAACCAGACGACGCGGTACTAGTACCGGCGGCTTCGTTGATCACTGGGTTAATCGGTGAAGTCGTGGTTGTAGTCGGCTGTTCGGTGGATGCTGAGGTGCCGGTCTCATTAACTTGCGAGGCATCGAGGGCGGCTGAGCCAAGAACAAAACCAGTCGACAAGGCAGCTGTCGCTGTAATCGCCGCGGCGGCAGATACAGAACGCGCGACAGCTGCTGCCGCGGCGCCATAGTTAAACATAGCACTATGAGCGGCGGCTTCTACTTGGCCGTATGCCAACACCATTGCTCGCGCGGCTGTTGCTTGTATCTGTATGTCCTTCGCCGCTTTGAATGCTTGCACAGCAATAAGAATATAAGCAACCGCCTTATTGTCTTTGGCAAGGCGTTGCATGAATCCAATAGCCGATTGATACATTGTTCTATCAACGTCGGCGCTCTTTTTAGCGGTGTCCGTTTTTAACTTCAATTGATCGTTAGCGGCTTTGGTCGTTATAACAAGCATGGCCGCGGTGTGTGCTTCGGCGGCGGCGATCTCTGCTTCCATTTGTTTTTCTGTCAGCGTGCCGCCTTCGCCATCGCCGGACGAGTTCTCTTCTCGACGTGCGGCAGCTGCGGCGATCTGTGCGGTGGCGGCTTCTTCTGCGGCTAGCTTAACAGCTTCCCATTGCTTCATAAGTAAAACAGAAGGGCTTTCTTCGCCCACTGCCTTTTCCATCGCCGCCACCATAGCCTTGGTATTAGTTTCAGCTTGCACAAGCACGCCATTAAGAGTTGTCAATGGTGCAATATTGACGCCAGGGATAAGATTGGACAACAAGCGCCAACCTTCGGCGATTCTATAAACCGTGCCGATAATAGCTTCACCAGCCTTAGCAAACAAAACAGTGAGGCCGTGAATGGATACGCGAAGACCGCGCCAAGCATCCATAACAAAACCGATACCCGATACCATGCCACCGACCATTTTCTTAGCCGTCTTTTCCATTGCATCGAGGCCGCCCGCGTTCTCAACATACGAGTTGGCAAGCGCTTCTAATGCGGGAGCTAATTGCAAAGCGAGTTGGTTACCAAAGCCCTCGGTGGCTTTCTTCGCCCGTGTCATGGCGTCATTAGCATTCTCTATTTGTTTGATGTCTATACGACTAAGTGCCACACCTAAGTTGCTGGCCTCTGTAACGTAACCTTTTATGGCATCAGTGCCTTGCTCGAGCATATTCAGTACAGCAGTACCACGACCGCCAAAGATGGCATAGGCCGCGCTCACGCGCTCAGTGTTGGACGATAGGTTCTTAAGTGAATCAGCGACCGCATAAAATTGTTGCTCAGGATCCTTTTTCTTGAGCTCGTCAATATTTAAACCGAGTCGAGCATACCACTTAGCGTATGTGTCTAGCCCGTCGGAAGCATCGCCAATTGTACGCACCATGTTCTGAACACTTTTCTCAAGCGTCTTCTGTTCAACACCGGCTAGTTCTGCGGCCAGCCTAAAGCCGGCAAGCGATTGGGCGGCAATGCCTAGCTTGTCGGCGGTTTTTCCTAGCGCGTCTTGTGTTGCAAGGGATGACTTGATGAGCAAGCCCATGGCTGCGGGACCTGCAACTGCTATAATCTTAGCGGCCAATGATGCAAAGCCCGCCGACATTCTGCTCATGCTGGAACGCATGGCGCGGAATGATTTTGTGGCGCTGGTAGAAAAGCCTTTTATACTTCGCTTTGCTTTTCCAATGTCAGAACGTAACCTTGCGGTATTCGCTCTTAGATCAATTTCTACACTACCCGCTTTAGCCATTGCTCTTCTCGTGTTTTATTGTGAAGTATGCGCGCCACCCGATGTACTCGGTGCTGCTCATTTCCATGACCGAGGCATAGGTCATGTGTAAGTGTTCGGCTAACTCAAAACGAAAATAGACTTCCGTGTCTATTCTGAGTTTTTTAACGCATCATCCTCAGTGATTTTCTCGCCACCCATTTCTGAACAGATCCGAGATATCACATCGGCATCGACCATAGTCATTAACTCGGTTTTGTTTACCGGTTTAAATATCTTATTGCCGTTCACATCGAGCGCACGAACAATCAAAGTCTCGGCCAACGCTTCTAAGGATCCTGAATTTATATACTTAAAAATTCTGTCCTGTTGTTTCAGGTTCAGCGGTTTATAGTAAACGTCAAAGCCCCACTCGGGAACTTCGATCTTACTAGCCTCGGCATCGAACTGCGAACGGAAGTGGTCTTTGGCTTTTCCTAATACATCAATAGAGTCAGCCATTACACTAATACTGATCTAGTTAATGCACCGGTACCTTGGAACGTGAAAGCCACGGAAGCAGTTGCACCGCCGGCATTAGAACGAGAAATGCCCGTGATAATTGCCGAGCCATTATAATCAATGTCGCCAGCTACTACGCCTTCCTGCAAAAGATGTAGAGCAACAACCGCGTTGATCGTTAGCACGCCTTGGCCTGTTGCATCAGCTTCATCCCCATGACAAGTTAAACTGCCTGACCAAGAAGCGATGTCTGGCAAGAATGTTTTTGTCGAATCTATAAGCTCGGTAGATTCTACGACCTCGCCTTGCTCTTCAAAACTAAATTCAGTAACCTCAGCTACTGTGTCTGTGCCAACTTTTACAAGTCCGCTTCTGCCTACGATTGCTGTCATTGTTTAATCCTCTTCTTCGTCAATAAGAACTTCTGTTTCAAGTCGCGGTTGCGGCTCATCTGTTGTCCAACCTTTGTCCTGCATTTCGGCAACACGTGTAGGAAAGACATAAATTATTTCTTTGCCTTCTTTGTACATTGGTACATTGCGCATTTACTTACTCCCGGTATATTATCATTAAATCAGTCGAGACCCTAAACAGGTCGGCTGTGTCATCTCGTGAGTGACTTTCTGACTCAATAATAATGTCGAGGATCACCACGGTCGCATTGGTACCAGCATAACGTTGAGCCGCAACACGAACGGCGTCCGCTAATAATACTACAGAATCGAAAGTATTGCCGTATAAATCTACCTGTACTCGAGCCTCAGTTATCGTGGTATCGGCATTGAGTGCGGGGACACGTGTATTGGATATGAGCGTGTAAGCAATGGCAGGCATGTCCGCGCCTTGCTCGATCAACAAAGGATAGATTCGCGTTCCAACAATAGCTGATACACCAGCATCGGTAGATAACAAATCATAAATGGCATTAGATAACATGATCACCAATCTGCTTAGCTAAGCTCATTGTAAATTCTTTGATATATTGTGCGCCTTGTTTATCAACAGCGGGGCGCATAAAAGGACGTGCTGGGATCCCACGAGAAGGAACGCCCCATTCCACGAGATGAGAATACCACGCGTCGTACTTTTGCTTCTTGCCTTTACGTGCAACTACAATAAGGGATGCTCCTCGATCACGGCGACTTCCTGAAACAACGCCAATGCTTTTAGCCAAACGTCCAGTTCTTCGAGGCGCAAGTGATCGGGCTTCTTTCACAATCGCCTTGGCACCAAATCGCATTGCCTTCTTAAGCATTTTCTTTTCTACGTTTATTGGAAAACGTGTGAGTGCAGCTTCTACTTTATTGAGGCCTTTAATATCAAATTCTAATGCCATCAGATGAGCTCCTTACATAACAGGATAGTCTTGTCGCCTTTTTCTAAAGGATGCTGGACAGATTCAATGTCGAAGTATCGAGTGCCATACTTAACGCGCATCTTTGTTAAGACAGTTGCTAAGTAGCGGATTGTTATTTTATGCGACGTTGTAGAAACTAGTTGATTACTAGATACAGACTCGGTACCAGTAACGGGATGTATGGACGCCCAAACTTCTGCGTGCTGGGCCCATACATCCTCGCTAGAACCCGACGCTGTACGCGTAGGCGTGCTGGCTTGTATCACTATCAAATTGCGTAGCTTTCCCGCTTGCATTACATCCACCACAGCCGGTAAGGAGTTAGCAACGCGTCAAAACCAAAAGGCAATTCGTTGAGTGCGGTAGGAATAGACACTTCCCTGTTCTCATATAAGTGACCGATCAATAACAACAATGCCGCGCGTATTGAGTGAGGTACATCGTCCTCTGTGTCGCCGTATCCCGCAACGTACTCAACATAAACAGAGTTAAACTCGCCGTAGGTGCTTGGCCACGATGAACCATACACAGGAGCGATCCTCGACTTCTCGGTGATCACGTCTACTGTGTAATCGGCTGCGGGAAGTGTTTGTTCGTCGCCTGCTGAATCTAAATACTTAATTGATGTGACGCTAACGGCAGGGCTCTTTTTTAAGGAGATGCAAGCGGGGAAAGCGTCAAAATATTCTATCCATGTTTGGCTTATGAGTGCTCGACCTGTAAAGTTCTCAACGTACTCAGTCGCGGCCGCGATCAATGCACGAATTAAGAAGTCTTCTTCTTCGCCATCGCCAACGCGTAAGTGCAGTTTGGCGGATGCCAAACTCACCGGGCGATCAGTCGAGGGCACTGTCAAAGAAAGACCCGCGCGGTATCTATTACGATTAGCCATTATAAATTCCCCCTAATCTCGAGTCGTTTTATTTCTGAACTGTTTGTATAAAGCCCACTAACAACCTTGCCTTGAACTTTCCAAGTACCGGCCACGTCTAAATCGTCGGCGACTGTTACATATTGGATGTAGCCATCCGACCCGTCGGTAGTAAACACTGCAGTTTTAGTTACTGATACGTTATCGGGTTTTTTAAAAATGATTTGTTTGGTTGTCGCATCTGACACGTCTAAAGCGGCATCCGTCGCTTCGTCTATTATACGAACTCGGATTACCGTTCCAATATCATTGAGATGTAGCTCAGCCATTTTATGTCACCAATAATTTAGTTACTTTAGCATCGAGGTCGATACTCTTGGTTACTTTAGCATCGAGGTCGATACTCCTAGAAACTTTAAGATCCACATTGTATATCTCGGTTACAACATCGCCAAAAGCACCGGCATCGCCAACGGCGCCTGTTAATAATACACCAGTTAATGCAACGGTGCCAGTCTTAGTAATGCCAAGCGCGCCAAGCGCCGTTGTTGTTTCGTTTCCAGTGAGGGATACGCTAACGTCTGCGGAAGGAGAAACTGATCCTGTTGAAGGCGTGGTTTCGTTGCCCGTCACGGCCAACGTGTGAGCGCCTGACACGTCGCCCGAGGATCCCGTGGCCGTGACACCTGAGAGCGCCGCTTGAACGTCAGCGCCAGCACCTACGTTGCCTAAAGCAACGGACGAAACAACACCAAAAACCGACAACCAAACAAAAGGCGAAACCGAGACTGTTGCCGCTGTGATTGCCCCAACTATTAAAGCAACCGTAACGCCAAGACGGAAGACTAACCGAGCCGACAGAGCCTGCTGACGAAACGCCCGATAGATTTACCGCTGAAGACTGAGCA